CAGGCTAATCAGGGTGTTGATACCGCCGATGTGACCGCGTTTGGCACTACCGGTGCGAAGGCGTACATCGTTGGTCTGAAAGACGGGGCGATTTCAGCCGCCGGGATGTTTGACGGTGCAAGTAACGCGTCCGATTCGGTGTTCCAAGCTGCTCTCGGTGCTTCGGCAGGCGTAATCAGTTCGTTCCCCGATGGTGCCGCATTGGGCAAGCGTGGTTTTGTCGCTTCGGTCAATGAAACGACCTACAACATCAGTAGCCCGGTTGCCGATGTGGTGCAGGCTTCGGCTGAGTTTCAGACGACCGGTGGAATTGATTATGCCGTTTCGCTTCATGCTTTGTCGGCTGAAACGACTACCGGAAATGGAACGGCGAGCGACAATACGACCTCTTCGACGAATGGCGGTGTGGCTCACCTCCATGTGACGGCGAACTCGCGTAACGGTTCAACTACCGTGAAGATTCAGCATTCCGCAGATAACTCAACATGGGCGGACTTGGTGACATTTACCGCTGTTTCAACCTCTACCACAACCTCGGAACGAGTCGTGGTGGCCGCTGGAACGACCGTGAACAGGTATTTGCGGACTCAGCACACTCTCGCCGGTTCTACCGGTTCCATCACCTACCAAACATCATTCGCACGGCGATAGAAAGGCAAAGTCATGGCATTCGTTCATGGAAAGTCAGCAGTTTTCAAACTGGATAACTCGGGCGGAACGCTCACCGATATCAGTTCGTACCTCATGGAAGTCTCCTTTCCGGAGTCCATCGACACCGCAGATGTGACCGCATTCGGCACTACCGGGGCGAAGTCCTACATCGTCGGTCTGAAGGATGCGACGATCAGCCTGACCGGCAAGTGGGACTCCACGTTTGATGCCCACATTGCGGCCGTTCTCGGACAGACCGCCTCGCTGTCGTTCGAATACGGACCGGCTGGTTCGACCGCTGGACTCGTCAAGTATTCGGGCGAGGCATTCGTGACCTCGTACAACATCGGTTCCCCGGTCGCGGATGTGGTGTCCGCCTCCGTGGAATTGCAAGTGACCGGAGCCGTTACTCGCGGCACTTGGTCGTAACCCCAACAACATAAGGAGAAAAAGTGTCCCTTCGTGACCGAATCCTCGCCAGCAACGACATTGAGTCGTCTACCCTCCATGTTCCCCAATGGGACTTGGACATTGAACTCAGAACCCTGAGTGCAGCTGACCGTGCGAAACTCATCTCATCGTGCATGACCCCCGAGGGGACCGTGAATGTCGAGAAGATGTATCCGTCGCTGATCATCGCTTGCGTGTACGACCCGGAAACGAAGGGTCGTGTGTTCTCGGAGGAAGACATGGATGCGATTGCCGATAAGTCGGCTTCCGCCATCGAGTTCGTCGCCCAAAAGGCGATGGAAATGTCCGGAATGAAGCCTGATGCCATTGATGTGGAGGGAAAAGGCAACTAGCCGATCAGGAATATAGGTATTACTTCGTCCTAGCAGAGCGTCTTGGGCGGACAGTTGAAGAGTTGCTGTGGGGATCACCTAATCATCGTCCGCTCAGTTCGGATGAACTGGTGGGGTGGGCAGCACACGACAAATTGACCGCATGGGAGCGTGAACAACAGATGGCGAAGAGCAGGAAGTAAGCATGGCTATCACCGTCGACGCTGTCCTTGGTGCTGATGTTTCGGGGTTTGTCTCCGGAATGGGGAAAGCGCGTACCTCGTTTGAGGAAACCGCTCGAGTAATCCAAGGTAACGGTCAAATGGTCAATACGACCATGTCTTCCATGTCGTCGGGTGTTTCGGATCTGACGAAGGTTTTGAACACACTTGGTGTGGTAGTCGGTGGAGTTGCTGTCTCGCTCGTTCATTTTGGGCATGAGTCGTTTGAGGTTGCTGATTCGGTTGCGGAAATGGCTGTTGCTATGGACGCTGTCGGTAAGTCGTCCGGGGTTGGTGCAAAAGCCCTGAAAGAGGCGGCAAATGCCGTTCGGTCTAAGGGTATTGAAATGAAAGCGGCCCAAGAAATTGCGTTGCTTTTCGTGAAATCAAATTTGGATTTGGCACGGGCTTCTGATCTCGCTCGCGTCGCTCAGGACTTCGCTGTTCTTTCGCAGAGGAACTCGACTGATACGGCGAAAACTTTGGCGTATGCGATTCAGACTGGTAACTCGCAACTCTTGAAAGGCGTTGGTATTACCCGGTATGCCGGTGAGGCGTACGCCTCGTACGCTCGAGAGTTGGGTAAAAGTGCCAACAATTTGACTGCTACTGAGCGACAGCAAGCGGTTTTGAACATGGTTATGGAGGAGGGTGCGAAGGTCGCCGGTACTTACGAGGCGGCAATGACCGAACCGGGCAAGGTGTTGCGGTCTTTCCCCCGAATTTTGAACGATGTTCAATTGGAGTTTGGTCGCCTGTTTTTGGAGGGTATGAGTCCGGTCATTCTTGGGGCTTACAACACTTTCAAGCAATTCAGCCTTCTTGTGAGGGAAGGCGGTGCGTTGTTCCCGATTATGACTGCTCTCCGCGAGTCGTTTACGACGCTTGTTGAACCTTTGACAGGGGTTTTTGACAAGATCAAAGATTTTTTGAAGTCGATTGAGTTGACGACGATCAATACCGGAGAGTTGTCCAAGACCATCAATGAATTTTTGCCTTTGATTGGGGCGTTGGCGGCCGGTTTGTCGGCGTTTGCAGGCAAAAACCTGTTGGGTCAATTGCCGATGATTGGACCGTTGTTGCAGAATTTTGCGGTCAAGTTGAGTCCGGTCGGCATAGGTTTAGCGGCACTTGTCGCTTTGTCACCTGAACTTCGAGAGATTTTCGTTGGTTTATTGGAGAATTTGAAGCCTCTGATTCCGGCATTGTTGGATATGGGCAAGACGCTCTACGAGGTCTTTGACAAGGTGATGGCAAGCGTCATCAACCTTGCCTCCAATTTGCAGGGGGTTGTTGGGACGACAATCGCCGGGTTGGCGAATGTGATCCTCGGTTTGGCGAAGGTTGTGTTGCCGGTTGTCTCGGCGTTTGCCTCGTTGTTGGCTGTTTTGACCTCTAACAAAGTGTTGATGGTTGCTTTGTTGCCGATCATTGCAGCTTTGGTGGTTCAAAAACGGTTGATGGGCGTGAATGCCGATGGAACCGCGAAGGCGTTCACTCGACTGGCGATGGGTTTCACGAAGATGCGAGGGCAGATTGCCGAGCAGATCGCCTATCAGAAAACTTTGGCTGCTCAGCAAGGTTTGACGATCACATCGTTCCAAGCATTACGAGCGGCAGGTGTTTCAACATTCATGGCTTTGAAGGCTGGGGCTGTGAGTTTGATGGCTTCTCTTGGACCGATGATTGCGATGATGGTCGCCATCCAATTGGTCGTAGCCGCGATTAGTGCGTTTGGTGCTAAACAGCGTGAAAATGCTGCTCGAACTAATGAGTTGTCGGATGCTCTTCGTGCTAACACTCAGGAATTATTGAAGAATAAGGAAGCCTTGGAGGAGGGTGCTACCGGGCAAGAACTTTTGTCCGATGCGATATTGACGACCGGGGAAAATAGCGAAAAGTTGGTCGCTGCTTTTGGTCGTCTTGGGATGACGGCAACTTTGGATGCTTTCGCTCGCGCCGAGGACGATTTCAAGGGTTTTGCTACTGAGATTCTTCGTTCAAAGGGTGCAAGTCTTGAGGCGGCGAAGGCTATGGCCGCCTATATCGATAGAACCGATGACAACAATTTTGATTCCCTTAGTTGGCAGGCATTGGATATGACCGGGAAGTTCCAAGGCACGGCGAAGGCTTTGGAGGAGATTCAAGATCAGATCGAGAAGACGGATATTTCTAAGATCGTTCAGGATCAGGTCAATTTGATGGTTGGTAGCGGTCAGATCACGACTGCCATGATCAATGAGGCAATGGCTCTTGCTGAGGCTGAAGCTGCGGCTAACGGTTGGGGCGAGGCACAAAAAGCGGTTGCGTTCAATAACTATCTGATGGCGGAGGCGACAACCTATGCAACGAACCGGTTCAAAGAACAGGAGGCTTGGGCTGCGGAGTATCAGGCTCGTTTGGAAGGTGTGGAAATGGCTCTCAAGGGTTACGGGGCGGGCAATAGGACTTTGGCGAACATTTATGACGGGCTACGAGAGGCGGCCGATGGAGCCGAAGTCGCCCTCGAGGACTATGCGAAGACGGTGCAAGGTGCAGCAAGGGCGGACATTCTGCTCTTCCGGTCGACGCGTACGACCATGCAACAGGTACAGGCTCTAGGTAAAGAGATTGTCAATGGGACACAGTCATTTGACGACTTCAAAAATTCGGCGTACGACCTCGGTGATGCCATTTTGTCGTATCAAAAAACAGTTGTTGATCAGGGGTTGGATCAAAAAGAGGCGAATGCGAACATTCAGGCGTTCGTTCAGGAGTTCATCGCCGCCGGTGTCGAGGCTGGTCGCCTTGAGGGTGATATCCGGATGCTGTTGGAGCAGATGGGGCTTCTCAACAATCTTGACCCGAGCATCACCATTTACTTCAACTTGGATTCCGCGAAGCAAGCGTTGGAGGTTCTTGGCAAGGTTTATGCCGCCCTCTATTCGATTCCGGGTGCTAGTGCCGACATAGCGAAGGTTCTCGCCGGTATTCAAGAGGCTCAGAGGGCGGTGGATGCATTCACAGGAAGTCGAACCGAATCCAAACGAAGCGGTGGCGGTGGCTCGCGGTCATCGTCGGATCCTTTCGGCTGGGTAAAGAGTTGGGTTGACGATCTTGTGGCTTATGCGAACGATCAGATCGGATCTAGTGCTCTTGCTGATATTGCCGGGGTGACCGCAGTTGAAACGGCTTCGACTCGGATTATCGGTGTTTTTGACGAGTTGAATGCTAAGGCGGAAACACTCGGACTTAGGAAAATCCCGGCTGTTTCGGGTGCATTAGACCTGCTCAAGACCAAATTTGTGCAACTCGGGTCTGCTATTGAGGCTCGGGATGGACTTGTCGGACAGTTGGACGCGGCGTTAGCGAAACTGAGCGATTTGGGTTCGACGCTGGATGCGATCAAGCAAGAGGCTGGTCAGGTTGCCTCCAGTTTGGGTATTGATATTGCCGGGGCGGTGTTGCCGACCGATACGGATTTGAGTCGGGCACAGGCGGCTTTGACCGAATATCAGCGTCTTGTTGATCGCCGGAACTCAATTATTGAGAACGCCGCCCAGTACGCCCAGTCTGTCGCCCAGTCAATGATGCCGTCTGTCGGAACTCGAGGGAATGCGATAGCGAACACGGCACGGGTGTTGGATGAGGTTCGCCGGTTCCGTGACGGGTTGATTCAGATGAGGGATCGTGGTTTCCCGAATGATCTGATTGCTGAGGTTGTTGGTTTGGGGGCGCGTGAGGGCGGTGCGTTAGCCGACCGATTGCTGAATATGTCCGGTTCGGACTTCCAGCAACTTGTCTCAATGCGTGAGCAGATTCGTACTGTGGCCGCCGAAACGGCTCAGATTGCTACGACTGTCCTGTTCCAAACCGACCTGAATGAGGCTCAGACGGCGGTTGATAGCCAATTGACGCTGGTGCAGTCGTTGTGGGCTACCGCGATTTCTCAGGCAGAATCGGCTTGGGGTCAGCAACAGACTGTCGTGTCCGATTTGCAGACGGCTATCAATGGTGCGAATGACTCGATTGTGGATTTGATCAATGTCATTCAGACCAGTTTCCATGACACCATGTTTGAGTTCTTGGCTGGCTTTACCGGGGCTTTGGATCGGTTGCAAACTCCGACCGCTTTAGCGTCGCCGGTTCCGTTGGCTGATGGTGGCGTGGTGACTCGGGGTACTCTTGCCCTCGTCGGTGAGGCTGGAGCGGAGGCGGTTATTCCCCTGTCCCAACTCGGCTCGTTCGGTGGGACAACCGTCAATGTGACTGTTCAAGGCTCGGTTTCATCTGAGCGCGATTTGGTCGAGGCTATTCGGATCGGATTGTTGCGTGTTCAGAAGTCCGGGGGACGGGTTGTCCTATGACCCTGCCCAATATCCGTGTTTGGTTCCGTACCGCGTCGTCATTCAACATTGGCGGCAACTTCACTCTTGGAACGACCACCCTCGGGGTCGGGTCGTTGCTTGGTGCTCCGGTCGGATCGGATTACGAGATTTCTAGTGTCGTTCGGGCTATCTCCGTGCGACGAGGACGCACTCGAGTTACCGAATCGTTTGATGCCGGTCGCTGTAGTGTTGAGGTAGTTGACACCACCGGACTGTTCAATCCCGACAACACTTCGTCACCTTTGTACGGTTACATTGAACCTCTTCGTCACATTAGGGTGACCGCGACGGTGGGTGGCTCGGAGTATTACCTGTTCAGGGGCTTTACGGAGTCATTCAACTATCAGTATCAGACAGGATTCAATGCTTCGGTTGTCACGATCGAGTGTGTTGATATGTTCCGTCTATTACACCTTGCTTCAATGACGACGGCGGCCGGTGTCGTCACCGGGTACGGTTCCTCCGGTGCGATCACTCAAACCTTGACTACCGGAGAGTCGTCGGGGGCGCGTATTACCAAATTGTTGGCGGCGGCTGGTGTACCGAACTCGCTGTACAGCATCGAAACTGGACAAACGAATGTGGATTTGAACGATGATGGGGTGTCGTCCGCATTGGACTTGGTTCAGCAATGCGAAACAAGTGAACTCGGAGCATTTTGGGTGGATCCAACCGGGGTTGCCCAATTCCTTGGTCGACATTCGGTTCAAAAACTTGCTCAGGGGATCACCGCAACACCAATTGTGATCAATGAAACCAGCGGTATTCCGTTCGTTGGACTGACACAACGGTTTGATGACGAACAGATTTTGAATGATGTTTCGGTGTCTGACTCGGCTGGAACGGTGTATCAACAGACTGACACGACCAGTATCAACAAATATTTTGCTCGCTCAGCATCCAAGAGTGGAACATTGATCCAAACAGGGTCAGAGGCGACCGACCATGCCAAGTTCCTGCTCGGCTACCGTTCGACACCGGAGCTGCATATTGACAATGTTCAGTTGAACGGCGCGGCAATCAGCGATGCGAACCTCGCCTCAATGTTGTCTGCCGATCTTTTAGATCCTCTGACGGTCAGCAAAAATTATTGTGGTACAACCCTGACAAAAACCCTGACGATTCAAGGAATTTCACACGACATTACGCCGGGGTCATGGAATATTGCGGTCGAAACCGCCGAACCGATTGCCGGTGAAGGTTTCATACTTGACTCATCCACCTACGGTGTTCTTGACACCAATGTGCTTTCGTTTTAGGAGAAACAATGCCCACTCTGCCTGTATCAGCCAGTTATGTGAACGGAAACGCTTGGGCGGCCACGGATGTGAACGCCTACGGCAACGGAATCAATGCTCTCTACGATTACTCGTACAACAAACTCGCGGTGTCCGCTGGCGATCTTCTCGTTGGTTCGGGAGTCGGAACAGCAGCCAAATTGGCGGTTTCGGGAACTACCGGTTATGTGCTGATCGCAGACACGACCGTTGGCACATACAAAATGAAATGGGGACAAGTTCCAACGGCAGGCATCGAGAACCTCGCCATCACATCCGCGAAGATTGCGACGAACACGGTGACCTCCGATAACTGTCAGGCGAACGGTGCGGCCAAATCAATTTTCAGCGTCGGTACTGCTTTGACAAGTGCCGCCTCCTCAAAAATTCATTTCAAAACGACCTCCGGTGCGCCAACTACCGGTGGAAGTATTGGTGACATTTGGTTTGTGACGGCTTGATATGGCTGGAACCTATATTCAGACCGGTGCATCGACATACACGCAGATTTCCGGAACAAAAGGGATTTACGCTCAGACCGGTGCATCAACATACACACAGGTGAAACAGGCGTATGTTCAGACCGGAGCGTCGACCTACACGCTCGTCTACCAGTACGACAACACCGGTCCGACTGGTGGCGGTATCTCATCTATCTCATGGAATCAGGCTTTGCCGGGGTTCACGGTCAACTATGCGGCCACCAGCGACTCCGAATCCGGTGTCGCATCGTACGATCTTCAGTATTCGGCTGATAATTCGGCATGGTCCACGGTTAGTGCTATTTCGACCGCTGGAAGCAGCTACTCGTACACGGTGACGAGCGGAAACCGCGGAAACCTGCACTATTTCCGGACTGTTGCCGTAGATAACGCCGGGAACACAACCACTTCAGCGAGTTCATCCATCTATGCGAAACCGCTCGGCACGTTCTATATCACCGCCTCTGGTCACGGTACTTATGGCTCGTCCGGTGGATGGCGGTCGGATCTTGACAATGTCGGGAGCATTTTCACAGGTTGGATCGGCAGCACTTACGGCTACCAGTATGGACATTGGTTCTATGGAACTTCTGTCGCCGCGGTTGCGAAGGGTTACACGCCTGATAGCGGAATTATCCGTACCTATCGAAGTAGTGCCGATGGATGTACGTCAGGATGGTTTGGTTTCGGAACACATAACTATGGTTCTCAACCTGCTGGAGCACCAGCGAACGACACGACCTATTTCACGAAAGGTCAATCACAAGCAGTTGGGGCTGGAAAGGACTACACATTGTCGGCAGCGACCTTGGGTCGTATCCCGGTTTACTCCAACTTCGGAATTTTCATGTACCCGGCAGACTCAAACGGAACCCTAGACGGTACGGCTTCAACATCGTGTGCTACAGGATCCACCTACCGTAAATTTGATTCGCCGTTCGTGGATTCAATTTCCGGTCGACTCACCCTCACTTTCAACTAAGGATCAACTATGGCAATCAACCCCAACACGGATTTTACGGTTAGTGCGGTTCTGACTGCTTCGCAGATGAATCGCTTCCCCCGTGGGGTAATGGCGTTCACCTCAAGCACAACGACACCCGCCTCTTTTTCATCAGAGACAGTCACGATCACCGGCTCGTCGTTTACCGCGGTCGCGAATCGCTACTATCGCATCACCTATTACGAGCCAGCAATAACGATTGCGACAGCAGCTTCGTTCTATCAGACACGAATCCGACTGACTAACATCAGCGGAACAGTTTACGGAAGTGCAGACACACTCGTGAATACCCTCTCGGTGGGGTCAAGTTCTATCTCTCTCGTCGTTGTTACAACGCTCTCCGCTGGAACAACTAACTTTGTGGCAACAGGTGTATCAGGTTCGGGGAACAACATCACTTGCACTAGGGGTGGTTTAGTAAATAGGACTGCGTTTCTACTCGTCGAGGATATTGGACCGGCGTGATGCGAATGATGAACGGAGGTTGCTGATATGCCGTACCCGTGGAGTGGTGGTCAAACACTTACAGCATCGGATTTGAACGCCGCTTTTGCGGCCATCGGAAGTCCTGATGCTTCGTCGCTTACTGGTACGACGCTGGCATCAAATGTTGTTAGTTCGTCTTTGACGAGTGTTGGGACGATTACGACTGGCACATGGTCGGGTTCGTTCGGGTCGGTGTCCGGGGCGAATTTGACAACTTTGAATGCCACGAATATTTCGTCCGGAACTATTGCCGCGGCTCGACTGCCATCGGTAAATATTGGTACGACTTCGGTTGATTTGACGCGATCGAGTGGTGCATTGACTTTGGCTGGGATCACTCTTACTTCGCCGTCGCTGAGTTCACCGACCGTCACAGGGACAGAAACAATTTCAATGGGTTCTTTGAGTAGTACATCGGGTACAACTCTGACACCGTGGACAACATCTGCCACTACAACGAATGGTGATTATGTTGATTTGCGTTTGATTCGTAGAACTACTGGTTCTGATTGGACAACCGCGTACTACCGTCTTGGTCGTCTCGTCGATGCGACGCGAATGGGATTTGTTGGTTTTGGCAGTAGCACAGGATCTGCTCAAAGTGTCGAACTTGGATATGGAAGCACATCGTATTTGGTTGTCAATGGTACTACAGGAATCATCAACATTGATTTGCCGATCACCTCAACCTCCTCATATTCTGCAACGAACTCGGGAAACCAAACGAACTATGTGAAGTTAGGTACTGGTGCTACCGACTCAAACGCCACGCTGTTCGGCTATACCGCATACGGAAACTTGCGAACCACTTGTGGTTACGGTGTCGGCATTTCGTGGATCAGCACAGGCGGAGCATCACCTAGCGGTTTCACACCGAACGCACACGCTGTTTTCTTGGCAGGAACGACACACTCGGGAGACATTCGTTCCAACGCCAATAATGCGACCTCATATAACACATCTTCCGACTACAGGTTGAAGAGGGATGTTGTTGACATTGATGATGGGATCGCTCGAATTCGTCAGCTGCGGCCGAAACGATTCAAATTTATTGATGATCCATCGGAAACGGTGTTTGACGGTTTTCTTGCCCACGAAGTTGAGGACATTGTGCCGGTCGCGGTTTCCGGAACGAAGGACGCTGTCGGGGAGAATGGGTATCCGATGTATCAGCAGATTGATACATCGTGGATGGTAGCGTTGCTCACAGCCGGGATAAAAGACCTTGACCGGCGACTCAGCGAGTTGGAGGAAAAATGAACGACGAAACTCAAGTCGATGTTCAGATGGTGATCAATGAACTGTTGGAGCAGTTGAAGCAAGCGTGGTTACAGGTGGCGATTCTTCGCACTCAATTGCAGGCGGAACGAGCACCAACCCCCGTGCAGACCGATTGATGTTGACGGTGATATTGTCGCCGTGTGCGACAAACATACCAAATAGTTGATCAGATCGGTAAGGGTCTTGTTCTTGGCATGATCGCATCATGGTTCAGGGATAAGCCCGAGGTGATGATGCTAGTTGTCCCGGTTTCGGCTGGGTTGTTTGCGTGGTTGTCTACTTTGGTCGGTGAGCGAGGGGTCGCGTCTTTTCTTACTGATAAGTGATGCGTTGGCGTTTACCGTTGGTGGTGGCGTTGGTGTTGCTTTGGGGTGGGCGGCCGATGGGGGTTCGTGCCGAGGAGTCCACTTCAATCGTTGTGACTTCGCCCACCGATTTTTTTGTTGAGTTCTCGAGCGACACCGACTTTCTCGCGGAGACTTTTATGTCGCCGGAATTTCCGTCTGATCCACATTTATGGCTTTACGATGCGACGACTGGCGAGCTGCTTGCCGCTAATGACGATTGGAACGGTTTACAGTCGCATATTTCGCTTCGTCTACCAGCAGGTTTGTATCGGTTGAGGGCGGCGGTTTGTTGCGGTAACCCTGACGGTTGGTATGTGGGCGGTGGCTGGAACCAGCAATATGAGTTGAGGTTCACCGGGCAACCGGTGTTACCGGATGCGACAACGACGACGACTGTCGAGCCGTCCACTTCAACTACTTTGACGACGACCTTGCCCGAGGAGACAACTACTACGGTTGCCGAGGTTACGACGACAACCGAAAATGTGCCTTCTACCAGCGTGTTTGTTGAAACGACTACGACCACGGTCGTAGAGCCGTCAACTAGCGTGGATCTCCCTACAACTACTACGACTGAGGTGTCATGGACTACAACGACGATAAATGCGACGACGACAACTGTCCCTGCGGTAGCCCCTCCGCCGCGGACAACGGTCGTACCTTCGTCATCTTTACCGGTGACCAGTACAAGCACCATTGCTCCCGGCTCTTCGACAAGTATCGACTCCACCGAGAGTCTTGTTCCGGATGCGACGGATGTTCCCACGACTGACCCGGTAGATGCTGGTGATGATCCTGCTGGTGAGGATGATGTGCCTCTTGAGCAGGTGAATTTTGCTGAGCAGTCGGCGGCCGATATTGCTGAGGAGTTGGCTCCGGAGAGTTTGGAGTTGTTGTCTGATGACGCGGTTGAGCAGCTTGTCGAGTCAATCGCTGACGCGGATTTGACCGAGGAGCAGGCGGATGCGATAGCGGTCGCTTTGTCTGATGCTCCGGACAATGTGAAGGAGGAGTTTGAGGATCAGGTCAATGTGTTTGGTGGGCAGTTTGACCTGTATGTGCCCCTTGGATCTGTGATCAATGTGGGGCAACGGAGGGTGGTTGTGGCGGCCACAGCGACTGTGCTGGTGATGCCTGTCCCGACCTCGACCGGTAGCGGTAGTCCCTCAAAGAAAGGCAAGAAGTGATGAATCGGTTCATGCGAGAAGTGGTGAGTCTTGGTTGGAGTGTGGTCGGGGCTGGGTTTGTGCTGATGACGGTGTCCGGTTCGGTTTTCCGCACCGGGCTGATTTTGACCTTTATGGGGGTTGGGGTGCAGTTGCTAGGGTTGCTTTTGAAGGAGTCTGAGGACGAATGAAGAAGTTTCAGGACATTTTGGGTCGGATTGTTGCCACCTTTTTGTCGTCCGCGTTGGCGATTGTTGGTGGTTCGTCGGTAATGAATGCTTTCACCGATACGGACATTTCGATTCTTCAATCAGCCGGGTTGGCTGGCATTGCTGCGTGTGCTCAGGTTGTCGAAAGGCTTGCTCGCGCCTCTTTGGACGGCAATTTGACGACTGCGGAGATAAATGAGGCGTTTCTGCCATCGAAGGCGACCAATGCGAAAGACGGTAAGTGATGTACCCGTTTCAGAAGTTGGTTCTTCCGTCTGCCTTGCTGGCACAGAAAAATGGGCAACTACCTGCACAAATGCTTGCCAAGGTGAAGACTGGCGGCCTGATGTACGCCCCGGTTGCAGCTCATTTCAATCGACTGTTTGATGACGCTCTGTCGAATGGCATCAAGTTGGTGAATATCGGTGATTACCGGTCGTTTGACGGTCAGTTGAAGATGTTCATGGATCGGTATTCCCTGAACAATCAGGGAAGAAATCCGCAGGTCACACGCCAATATGAGGGGAAAACATGGTATTTGAAGCCCGGTAAAGCCCCCTCTGCCGCTCCTGACCCGACCGGAAAGAAGGGTTCTAACCACGGGTGGGGTCTTGCAATGGATCTCGGGTTGAATGCGAACGGGAAGACGGTCGCATTGGATTCGGACGCTCGAGTTCGTGATTGGATGTGTGCCAACGCTCCTCGCTACGGGTTCTTTTTGCAGACCGCCGATAAGAGTTCAAAAGAGTTTGAATTTTGGCATTGGCAGTATGTTTTGGGTGATGCGAACCCCGATGGATCGGTTGCCCCGGCAGCTCCAGCGACTTCTGCCCCTGCCGGAACGCCTGCCTTGAGGTTTGATTTTCCGGGTAAGCCGTTGCGGAAGGGTTCTAAGGGGGACGCGGTGAAGTTGATCCAGTCGATTGTCGGGGCAACCCCTGACGGCGATTTTGGTGCTCGGACTGAGGCTCGCGTCAAGGAATATCAGGCGAAGAATGGGTTGAGTAGCGACGGAGTGGTCGGCAAGATCACTTGGGCGAAGATGTTCGGGTGACCGATGGATGCGATCTTTGTCCCTATCGCGGTGGCTGTTATCGGCGGCCCAATTATGTGGCTATTGCACCGGTTTGATCGTCGAAACACCGAGCAACACGGGGCGAATATGAAGGTGTTGGAGCGAATCGAGTCCAAGGTTGAGAAGGTGGACGACCGTCTTTCTGACCATATTGATTGGCATTTAGGGAAGAAGTAGCAGGTAGATAGCCTGTTTTGTGGCTAGACAGCATTGAAACCACCTGTGGGTTACTGTTTAGCAACGGAGGTTGAGATGAGCGAGTTGTTATCAAAATTGCAATCCTCAACAAAGAGTCGGCAGACCCGGTGTGGGTTCAGTTTGTTGGCTGACAGTCTTGACGCGGCCGAATGGGATCAGATTTGTCTGATCATGGACGAGATGCGAAACCGGCAGGCGGAGGCAAAGTCGAAGGGTCATACTTCGTCTTGGCTTGGGCGGATTCTGAGAGAACATGGTTATTCGGTGTCTGATAACACGATTTACCGTCATGTGAAAAGGAATTGTTGCTGTGAGCGATCTTGAGAACGCTTTGAATAGCCCTCCGAAGGGGATCAGAGACAAATTGGGTGCTCTTGCTGATCTTTTGGAGCGATCCGGTATTGAAGTTGACGACATTGGCGCGGTGAAGAGGGTCAATGTTTATCAGGGGTTCTATAAGGATGAGGAGGGTGTAGCCCATACGGTCGATATGCACGGGATCGTGCTGTCGCCTAAATGGGGGGAAGCACCTGAGTATCCGGTGGTGCAACCGGCCGCCCCGACGATTATTCGCCCGGTGAAGGCGATTCCGGTGAGCCGTACGGGCAAGGTCACGGTCATTTTGCCTGATCCTCAGATCGGTTATCGGCGGATGGATTCCGGCGAGTTGATCCCGATGCACGATGAGGTCGCGATGGAGGTCGCTCTTCAGATAACTCGAGCGGTCAAGCCCGATGCGATCTGCAACCTTGGGGACTTCATTGACCTGCCTGAATGGTCTTCCAAGTTCCTCGTTTTACCCGAGTTCGTGTTGACCACTCAGCCTTCGATTGACCGGGCACACCGGTTTTTGGCTGAACAGAGGGCTATAGCCCCCGATGCGACGATCAGTTTGCTGGCGGGGAACCATGATGATCGGCTCGGGAAGGCTGTGGCGAAGAACGCGATGGCAGCTTTGAGGTTGCGTCGGGCTGATTCGCCACACGAATTGCCGGTTTTGTCCATGCAGTTTTTGCTTCGATTGGACGAATTGGGTGTTCAGTATGTGTCGGGTTACCCGGCTGGGCGGATTCAGATCGCTCGCGGTGGCAAGGGGCAAACCCCCCTGTATGCGATACATGGTGAGAAGTTGGATATAGCGAAGGTCGCCAAGGATGAGCGGCAGTCGTATGTTCAGGGTCATATTCATCGACAAGCCATGCATGCGGTTACTTATGAGGTTTCGGGGGAGCCTGAAACGGTTTTGGCGTTGTCGCCGGGGTGTTTATGCCGAATTGATGGGGGTGTACCGTCGACTCGTTCGGCGGTTGACGAGCGTGGTATGCCTCTGCTGAGATGGGAGGCATGGCAACAGGGTATTGCGGTAGTGGAGGAGTGCGAAGATGGCTTCTATCAGGTCGAAATTGTCCCGATTTTCCACGGGGCGGCCATTTACAGGGGAAAGAGATATGAGGCTCGTCAAAGTTCTGTGGGATGACGCTTATTCGCTTCCGGATGATTGGCATGATCTTCCGCTTGATCCGCCAGCGTCGCGTCCTATGGTGAGTGTCGGGTTCATTGTTGCTGAGTCCAAGTGGGGTCTTTCGGTGGCTCATACCTATGACAAGCAGGGCGATTCGTGTGCTGGTGTAATCGTGATCCCTCGAGGAATGATCAAGAAAGTTGTTGACATTGGATCGTAGTTATTACTGCTGGGAATGCGACATTGAGTGGAGCGGACCAAAGCATTGTCCGTTGTGTCGCGAGTTGGGTGATGTGCAGGTGGATCTGACGAAAAAGCCTGACGAGTCGGAGTCCGACGACTGAACGCTGGTTGACTTCGTGTTGATACGGTTATGCCGTGCATAACAGTCGATTTACTGCTCATACTGAGGTTTTGAAGGCTCAGTTTGCTTCCCGGTCGGAGGCTGGGCGTTATGCCGCTAATCAGCGATGGAATGGTCATATGAACCCTGCGTTGGCTTCCCGGTTGCAGGCTGGTTTGGCTCAGATGCGACGGTCGGGTGGTTCGGTCGATTTTGTTTCGGTTGGTTCGACTGAGGATCGGATGTTGATCGCCGGTCAGCGTGGCATGGTGATGAGGACGCTGGCTGAGGTCGCGGATCGTGTTTCCGGTGACGAGGTCGCAACTGAGCGGATTCGCTTAGTTATGCAGGATGTAGATGGCTTGTTCGGTCAGGCTTTGACGGATCGAAAGAACAGTTTGAGGGTTGCTACTTTGCGTCTTGGTGATCGGGTTGGGGCTGTTGCTTTGATTCACGACACTTTCGGCGGCCCTGTGGTGTTCGATTTTCTGTCAACCGGTCTTGTTGATAAGGCTGGTTCGGCGTTGTTCGCATCAATTGTGGAGGATGCGACGAGGCAGGGGAAGCGGACGGTGGGTGTTTACCCGGACGAGGGGTCTGAGGGTTTTTGGCGGTCAATGGGTTTCGCCAATTTGGAGCATGATGAGTTGGGTAATCCGACTGACAAGTTGGAGTTGATTTTGGGTGGTGCATCGTGAAAGACCTTGATTTTTATGATGAGGCGTGGGCTGTCGAGTCTCAGGGCGAGGATGAAATGGGGTTTACTGAGCCGATATACGATGCGACTATGGATTCGTCGTTGGAAAAGGTTTTGAAGGCTTTGGAGCCTTTTGCTTTGCTTTCCAATAGCCCTGATGTGTGGGCGGCCGTTGTTGCTGAGGTGACGAAGGCTAATTCTGTGGTCGAAGTGTCTTTGAGTTCGCGTCGGGTGCTGGAGAAGGCAAAGTTCGCTTCTCGTTCTGAGGCAGCTCGGTTTGCGGCAGAACAGCGGTGGAAAAATAACCCGAAAAAGACGACTGGAGCGGCGAAACAACCTGCAACGACCGCTAAACCGGATGCGAATGAAGCGAAGGCTGACAAACTGCACCGGCAAATTCTTGATTTGGAACGTCGAATTGCTCAAATGCGCATGGCTACGAGGAAGACTGACAGAATGATGGTTGCGTTAGAACAACGCAAACGTCAACTTGCAAGGGCAATGTCATGGTACGAAAGTTTGACCGGGCATCCTTTCCGGACACCGGTCACTATGCCGTTTACCGAGGGTGCTTCTAATTCTGCAACTGCCTCGACAGATGAGCCTTCGTCTGTGGCCGCATTTGATTCTTTGTCTGAAAAGCAGTTGTCGACGCTGGTTGCTCAAGGCGTGAAGTTCCCGAAGGGACCTGCTGCAAAAGATGATATTTGGAAGACTGTTGCTACTGATGACGAGGGCAATGAATGGATGTTGACTCCATTTACTGCTGTGAGGCTTGATCAAATCCCATTTGGTAAGAAGCCCAAGTTTGTATCGTATGAGGACGCAAATCCCAAGGCTCAAGATCGGTTATCACCTGAAGACATGAAGACTCGCCGTACTGAGCAAACGAGAACGCTCAAGGGTATTGCAGGTAAGCCCGGTCAACAGAGTGTGATGATGGAAACGCTCTACTCGAAAACCATTGATAATGCGAAGGGCAGTAGTCAAGAGGATCGTGTTATTGCTCGTCTTGAGGATGGTAGAAGGTTTTCTATCAAGGCAAGTGCTGTCGCAGTTATGGTCGGAAAAACTGGTTCTGCTCGCTCTACAACGTTCAAATTTTTGCCGTTGGAAAGTGGTCGCGGCGGAACATTGATCGCCTACAACGGCGACAAAATGGTCGGAATGACTATGAGTACACCCGATGAAGATGCTGAATTTTTGGCGCAACAAGACAGCATAAACGGGGCGTAGAACCGTGGAGAAGGCTCGTTTTGGTTCTAAATCTGAGGCTGGTCGTTTTGCGGCCGATGTCAGATGGGAAAACAAGGATGTTGCTTCGATTGATTCAAATGACATGCGAGGTCAACTAAATCAATTAGAGTCTCGTGGCTACAAGTTTGGAAAAATCAGTCATCAGAACTACAAAGATCGCGTAAACCTACTCAGCGAGATTGATCAGGTATTGGCTCAAGACAATTCACGGACTGTAGACGAGAAAAGTGCGTTGTTTGATGCTATTGACAACGCACTTTTCCCTCAGATTGAAGATGACGACGAACTAGCTGCTTATCACAGCAACGCTCAAACCTTGGTTGCAAGAAGTCCTAGCGGAAAGGTTGAGGGAGTCGTTTCATTTCGCACAGCACCTTCTGACCCGGCGTTGCGTGGTCTGTCGGCAGTCAAAGATGACGAAGTGTTTGTTTCGATCATTGCGTCGTTCGGCAACACCGCTGGTATAGGTTCGGCTCTGATCGCAAACACTATTGATGCGGCACGATCAATGGGCAAAAAACGGTTGAGATTGAACGCTGACGCAGGCGCAAAAGGCTTTTATGAAAAGTTAGGTTTTAGGTCAGTTCCGTCAACTTCAATGTCCCGGTACTTTGATGTTTATGAGTTGGATTTGACAAGTGGCTCGGTCGAGAAGGCTCGTTTTGCTTCTCGTTCGGAGGCTGGTCGTTTTGCGGCAACTCAGCGTTGGAAGGGTCATTCCGGAATTCGTTCGCTTGCTGAGATGCGAACGGTGCTGGCCGCAGCACGGGCACACCTAGTAGAAACAAAACGGAGGATCGACAACAATCTTGTTCCTCTTACGCGTCATGTCTCATTGATGATGGACGCTGAATATCGGTTGAAGTTGGCAGAGGCTGAGATGAATTTGGCTATGAAGGCTGAACATCCTCTTGCTCCTGATACTGAACCTGACCCGAAGTATGGTCCGGATGCGAAAAGGCTCGCCATGCAACTTCGTTACCGTGCCGAGCAAATCGAACCCGAGTTCACGGAAACCATTTTGGAGGTTGCAGCTCGTCATGGAGCCGATTTGGGTCAGTTAGGTGAACGGTTGAAGACGACCGGGAGTTTGGCTCGCAAGATTTACAATGAAGGTCAGAGTGAGCATGGAGGAGATTTACAGGCGGCGGCTAAGGCTATTTCCGATTCGGTTCGTTACACGATGATTGTGGATGGCGACCGTTACACGGAAGCGGTGCAGGATGTTCTGAAAGAGTTTGAGGGACGCGGATATTCGAGCCGTAACAAGAATTTTTGGCAACCCGGCGATCCGTTTGACTCTATGACTCTGAAGTTGACGAAGGATGGGGTTACTGTCGAGTTGCAGATGTTGACCCCCGATGCGATGAAGTCTAAAGAGCAGACTCATCCTCATTACGAGGTTTATCGTGATAAGGGTCAACCTGAGTCAAAGCGGCGTAAGGCGTGGCAGGCGATGGTTGATATTGCCTCTAAGACTCCGCGACCGGCAGGTTTGGCTACTCTGTTGACTATTGGTACTTTGATTTTGCAGAAACCGGATTGGGCTTTGTGATGCGATACTTCGCTACTGAACGTGATGGTCGACCGCATTCGTTGTTTCGGTTTGAGGTTTCTGATGCTGGCATTGTGGAGCAGAAGTGGACTCCGACCGGATGGATTGAGTCATCCGTTCCGTCAGAACACTTAGTCGAAGGGTTGCATGATTTGTGGGAGTTGTCCTACGAAACGGCAAGGAAGTTTTACCCCATCTAATTTTTGGTGAATGTCGTAACTGTGCCACACCCTCTGTATAGGATCGGTTGAAGCCGAGAGAGAGGGAAAACTTATGGCTGACATGATGAAAGATTATGTGGATGTTGCTGAGCGGATCCGCATTTTCAAGGAGTTGTATCCGACCGGTTCTTTGCAACCGGCGAATGTGGACAAGCCGTTTGAGATCGTGGTGATCGGGGACAAGACTTTCATTGTCTATGTGTCGGCCGCGTATCGCAGTCCGGACGATGTTCGCCCCGGTATCGGTGTTGCTTGGGAACCATTTCCCGGCAAGACGAGTTTCACTCGAGATTCCGAATTGATGGTTTGTGAAACCTCTAGTTGGGGTCGGGCGATTGTGGCCGCCCTAGCTGCAGACACGAAGCGGATCGCCTCTGCCGAGGAGGTCAGGAATCGTCAGACTGAGGCTCCGAAGCCTCCGCGGAAGGTTGTGACTGCTGGTTCGGCTGTCGCTAAACCGGACAAAACGGCTGTTGCTGCCCCCTCGGATCAAGGCATTCCGAAAGATGAGCCGAAGTCCGGCGAGGACGCTCCGAAGAAGACGAACGAGCAACCTGTCTCCAAGACCGATGCCACGGTGGCACGAATCGTCGAGTTGGCGACCGAGGCTGGGATCACGAACCGACAGGAAATGCGAGATTACTGCTCAATGGTTTTGGAGCGTGAGGTCGTGAATGCTTTGGATCTGAGTACCGAAGACATGGCGAAGGTAGTTGTAGCCCTCAAGAAGTTCATTTCGGAGCAGAACGGATAATGAGTATCAAGGTCATGTCCCTTGTTTGGGAGATTGACCTTCCACCTAGCGAGAAGTTGGTGTTGCTGGTCATCGCGGATCATGCCGATGATGATGGGGCTAACGCATTCCCTAGCGTTCGGAGGGTCGCACGGCGAGCGTCCATGAGCGAGCGGAGTGTTCAGAGGATTCTTCGACGGCTATGCGACGAGGGTCTGCTGGAAATTGAGGAGAATAAGGGCGGTACTTGGGATTACCGGTCTGATCGGCGGCCGAATCGGTATCGGATTCTCGGGGTGACAGCGTTGTCACCTCGTTCGGCTGACGGGGTGACACCGGAGGTCTTACGGGGTGACATTTTGGGCGTACGGGGTGACACCGGAGGTAGTGACGGGGTGACAGTCGTGTCACCCAATACATCCATAGAACTGTCCATAGAACTGTCCAATAACAAGTGTCAGGAACTGTGTGATCTTTTGGCGGATTCTTGGGTGAGAGCCGGGAATGGTCGGGTGCGACGACCGAAGGTGACCGCGGGATGGTTGGTCGAGATGGATCGGTTGATTCGGTTGGATGAGCGTGAGCCTGAGTTGATTGAGTCTGTGATTCGGTGGGTGGCGACGAATTCGTTTTGGGCGGCCAACATCGGGTCGCCTCAGAAGTTGAGGAAGCATTTTGATCGGTTGCTGATGGAGCAGAATCGTGGTAGTTCGGGAACGGCGAGGTTCTCCGGTATCGAAGAATTTTTGAGGGAGGGAAGATGATCAGGAAAGAGACAGCGTCAATTTTGGCGATGCTTGTTGCCGGGTTTCCGCAGGCGAAGGTGACTTCCGAGACTGCCGAGGTGTGGCATGAGTTTCTTCAGGATTTGCCGTATGACGAGGTGAAAGTGGCGGTGGTGAGGTTGATCACCGGTTCGGAGTATTTCCCAACGGTGGCCGCCATTAGGAAGTCTGTGCTGTCGTCTATGGGGATGTTGCCGATGCCGGTCGATCAGGCGTGGTCCGAGGTGTGTGCCGCGGTTGATGAGCATGGTCTGAGGGGTAAACCGATGTTTAGCCCGATTGTGGAGCGGATCGTGGATGCGATTGGCTGGTGGAATATTTGTATGTCCACTCAGCCTGACATGATTCGACGGGATTTCTTTCGTGCCTACGAGAAAGTCGCTGGTGAGATACAGCAAACCCTCCTTACGCCACAAGAGTTGGTATCCGGAATGCGTCAAATTATGCCATGATCTGAAACCCACGAAGGAGAGAAAATGTCGTCGGAGCAGATCGAACTGGTTCTGAAATACTTGTCAAGGCTGACCCCTCGGGGCAGGGAAGAGGAAAGGGAATTGTTGTGGTTGATGAAGTCGTTGGAGATGCGAAAAGTTCCACTCGGCCGCTAAAGTCTCCTCAACGAAAGGAGGCTCCTGTGGATTTCGGGGTCGTGGACATGAATGTGAGGGCTGAGCAGGAGAGCGATTTGTTGCGTCAATGTGGGTTGTTGACGGAACAGATGAGGGATCACCAGCAGGCGATTACCTTGTTGAACGCTCAGCGTCGCCGGGTCGTCCGGTCGTTACGGGTACTTCGAGTGCCGTATCGGAAGATCGCCCATGCAGCTGGCGTGTCGGATCAGGCGTTGTACGCGGATCTTAGAAAGCATCCTGTGGAGGAAACGAAGTGAATCAGGTAACGATTGTCGGGAACATGGTCGAGAAGCCGGTGATCCGGTATACCGAAAAGGGGATCGCTCAGGCGACATTCCGACTTGGGGTGAATCGGCGTTATCAGTCCAACAATGAGTGGAAGCAGGAAGCCACATTTTTTGTGTGTGTGACTTGGGCTGAGTTGGCTGAGGCGGTCACCGCGAACTTTGAGAAGGGTGACCGAGCCATCGTTGTCGGCAGAATGTCGTCCCGGTCGTATGAGGATGCGAAGGGTGACAAGAAGACGGTTTGGGAGTTGGCCGCAGAAGATGTGGGTATCTCTGTGAAGCCACCGAAGACTCAGGGTCGGGGTACTCGACCGGAGACTCCCGAAGAACCTTTCTGACCCACGCACAAAAAATGTGTTGACTCTCGTTTAGTTAGGTGGCAGACTCTGTCCACTTCAACCAAGGAGGGTTATGAAGCCATATCACAAGCGGTTCAGTCGGATACATCCCGAGGTCGTAAGGCTCGCTCGAGAGATGCGACGAGGGTGGGCGACGATGACCGAGGCGGATCGCCAGCAAGCCATTGTCCGATTCGTGAAGGCGGCCAGCGAGGTTTACCGGATCTCTGTTCCGGAAGTGGGTTTCGCTCCGAATACTGACTTCTATTTCGTCGGTCAAATTTGGTTGTCTGAGGCTAGTTCGATTACGGCTTGGCATGAGTTTCGGCATCATTGGCAATTGATGACTGGCTCTACCGTTGCCGATGTGGAAGATGATGCTCGCGGATGGTCGTTGTCGCTTCTTCATTCGGTAGCCCCGAACACTCTCCGACGACTCGCTCGGGAGGATCGTGTTTTGCATTTGGATGCACGGATGAAGAACCGGGACGGACGATGATGGAAAGATCGGGCAAGTGGTTCGTTTATCGGTCAAGAGCTGCCGGTTCGTCGTCGGTTTATTGGGGACCTTTTGATTCTGTGGACGATTGTTTTGCATGGGTCAAGTCTCGAGGTTTGACTTTTTCTGTTGGGTTTGTGCAGATGCATGATCCCGGTAGCGATGAATCAACATGGTGGGAAGAGTGATGAAAGCAAAGCAGTTCGTTGTGTTGGCTCATTTGCCAAAATTTCCGGAGTGCGAAACGCATGAAGATTTTCCGTTCTCTCAGGCTGAGTGGGTGGTTTTTGCAAACTCACCATTCGCTGAGGAACAAGCGAAAGTGAAGGCGGCCGAACTTCGCAAGTCGTTTCATTCAGTTGAAATTCGAGTTATTGGAGAAGAGGTGATGTTGTGATGGTGATGACCAAAACAGGATTGATGAAGAAGTATCCGCGATTCTTTGATGTAGCAACGATGAAGTTTTTTGGTTCTCGTTTAGAGGCGTGTGGTTTTGATTTGGGTGACGGTGTTGACCTGTTCATCACAAGTGAAGAAGATCCGCATGGGGTTGCGTGGGATGGTGAACGAAGGTTCACGGTGCGAGTGGCATGGCTGGCTGATGACGCTCGAGAAGTGCATTTTGATGTTGGATCTTTCGGGAAACATGGGACTATGCGTGAGGCATTTGACGCGGCCAAGCAGACGATGGCGAATTGGGAGAGGCAAAAAGGGCTTCTGAGCAGGGAAAACATAAAAGACTTGACTTAGGTATAGTCCATGAGCAATAATTGAGTTGCCGGGAGAGGGGCTTCCGGAGAAGGAGGGAAAGTGACACGGACATTCACCGCCGACCTTTCAAAGGCGGCACGACGGGCGCACCGGACGCGCCAGCAGGAGGTGCTGGATCGCAACCGGACGCTCTCCAAGCGGACATTCGGCGTGGAGATCGAGTATGTCGGTGATCCAATCAAATTGGTGGTTGCCGAAGCGATTGAGCAAGTGGTCGGGGAACATGTCCATGTGACCGGCTACCACTCCCCTCATTGCTACCGATGCAACCAAGTCGTCGGATACGACAAATGGAAGGTGTGCAACGATGGTTCGCTGAACGGTCGGGGCATTGAACTCCATTCAACAACCGGCGAAGTAGTGTCGCCGGTTCTCAAGGGTGAGGCTGGACTCGATACCCTCAAGAAAGTGTTGGCCGCCATGCGGTCGGTCGGATGCAAAACCAACACCCGATGCGGACTCCATGTTCACATCGGTGTCCAAGACATAACGGTGAACGGACTGCAACGACTCGCTCACAACTATGAAACGGTTCAGAGCGAAATTTACTCTTGGATGCCAAGTCGGAGAAAGGTCGGGACTTACTCAAAGCCTTGGCTTCCCAGTTGGAGTGGTTCGTTGGCTCAGGGACTCAAGGCTTTCAAAGAGGGTCAGCGAAATTGCTCGTTGGGTGACAAGTATCGGGGACTCAACCTTCTGCCCATTATGAAGATCGGAACTGTGGAGTTTCGCCACCACCAAGGATCGGTGGACACGAACCTGATCGCCCCTTGGGTTCGGTTCTGCTTGGGCTTCGTGGATTCGCAGGTGGACGACGAGAGCCTCGTCGACAGAACGATTCCGGAAAACCAGTCGGTTCTCACCTACTTGGTGGAGGGCAAGTATTTGCCGCCGAAGAGTGCAGAGAAAATCGCTGAGCGTGTCGGACGCTGGATCTAAGGGAGGAAACGAAGATGTGTGGAATTGCAGGATTCAGCCTCGTCAAGCCTGACGCGGTCAAAGTGGACAGTCGTGTTCTCGCTGGCTGTCTGCTGATCAACATTGAGCATCGTGGCCGCCATGCCACCGGGATGGCTTGGACAGAAACCGACGAAAACGGCTTGTTGTGGTACTACTCAAAAGCACCGGTTCCTGCTCGCCAATTCGGGGAGAACATCAGTCTGATGCCTCGGCACAGCCGTAGGGCTTTGCTCCATGTTCGATATGCGACAACCGGTAGCCCTCAGCAGAACGAGAACAACCATCCGATTATCGTGCCGTCACACTCCGGTGGATCAATCATCGGGACGCACAACGGAATCATTGACAACCATCGGGATCTGATGGCTGACATGAATGCCGACTACATCGGTGAAGTGGACTCTCAGGCTCTGTTTCACATGGTCGGTCGGGAAGACTTCAAGCCCGAGATGCTCCGGTCGGTTCGCGGTTCGGCCGCCTTCGCCTATGTCGACAACGAAAACCCAACCGATATCAAGTTGGTGCGAACGACCACTCGCCCGTTGTGGCTCGCCCAATCAACCAACGGTTCGGTCGTATGGGCTTCCGAAGAGGAAGCATTGTT